CCAAGATACTATTAAACAAGAACCTTTCTATGTTGGCAAAGGACATGGGAAGCGTTCTCATGTTCATTTGAAGCGAAAGCGTGATGTTATGACTGGGAGAGTAATCTAATGGCAGACACCGCATTTCGACTTTTTGGATTCAAGATAACTCGTCCAGACGAGAAAGAATCATTACCAGAATCGGCGGTGACACCTTCTCTTGAGGACGGGGCTATTAATATACAATCCGGTTCTCATTACGGAGTGTATATTGATTTGGATGGAACTTATAGGACAGAGGTAGACCTTATCACCAAGTATCGCACAATGTCCATGCAGCCCGAGATGGAGTCTGCTATTGAAGACATCATCAATGAAGCCATCGTTCATGACGAACAAGGCAACATCGTCAAGATAGAACTTGAAGACCTTAAAGTAGAAGATAAAATTAAGAAAATGATTCGTGATGAATTTGACGAATGTCTAAGACTTCTTGATTTCAATAATTTTGGTGTCGAGATATTTCGTCGTTGGTATGTGGATGGTAGGACATATTATAATGTCGTCATTGACAAAGATGATCCTCGTGCCGGTATCAAAACCCTTGTATATATTGATCCAAGAAGAATCCGCAAGATTCGTAACATCTCCAAGATCAAAAATGCTCAAGGTGTAGAAGTCGTTGACAGAATCGACACATTCTATCTTTACAACGAAAAGGTTGTCAACTCTTCTATCCAATCTCCACAGATTGTAGGTTCTTTTGCCGGTGGTGTGAAACTATCAGAAGATTCTGTCATTCACTTGACTTCCGGTTTGTTTGATCCGGCAAAGTCTACAGTTCTATCATATCTTCACAAGGCTATTCGTCCTATGAACCAATTGCGTTTCATAGAAGATGCAACTGTTATCTATCGTGTTTCTCGTGCGCCAGAGCGTCGTGTGTTCTATGTCGATGTTGGTAATCTTCCTAAAGCGAAGGCAGAACAATACCTTAAGAATATGATGAATCAGTATCGTAATAAAATCGTCTACGATGCCGGTACTGGTGAAATTAAAGATCAGACACGACACATGTCAATTTTGGAAGATTTTTGGATGCCTCGTCGTGGTGGTCCAGAAGGCAAGAATTCCGAAATTACAACGCTACCAGCCGGTCAGAATTTAGGTCAGATGGAAGATGTGTTGTATTTTGAAAAGAAGCTCTACAAGGCTCTTGGAGTCCCACCATCACGACTTGAATCAAATCAAGGTTTTTCTCTCGGTCGTGCTTCTGAAATCACTCGTGATGAAATCAAATTTGACAAGTTCGTAGACAAACTACGGGCGCGATTCTCTATTCTATTTGATGAAATGCTTGCTCGTCAATTATCTTTGAAAGGTGTCTGCACACTTGAAGAATGGAATGAGTTCAAGATGGACATTCATTACAATTTCAATAAAGACAACAACTTCACCGAATTGAAAGAAGCAGAACTTCTTACCAATCGTGTTAATTTACTTGTTATGGTTGATCCATTTGTAGGTCGTTATTTTTCTAAAGTATGGACTATGGAAAATATCCTTATGTTTGATGAAGAAGAAATTGAAGAAATGGAAAAGCAGATGGATAAGGAAAATGAGGAAATGGCAAAAGAAGCAGAAAAGGCTGCTGCTGCTGTCGCGCCTCCTGCCGATCCTATGGCACCAAAACAAGGACAACCACCAGCACCTGGAGGACAGGCACCTGCAAATCCTGCATCTGATCCCGATGATTTAAATAACAGAATTAAGCAGAAACTTGGTGGCGGATCATAATTCATAAATAATAAAACAGTCTATTCATACACATAGAAGAGGATTCCAACATCATGTCATCATTTATCACCCATGCACAAAATCGCGATGCTATAGCATTCAAGGCGCAAGTTGAAGAAACTCTTGCTGGTAAAGTTGTTCTTGTTCTTGAAGGATTGAAGGCAATTGTTGCTTCTTCAATGTTTGAAGAAGGTGGCGTTTCTGGTGGAGTTTCTTCTGTCAAGAAAAAGCCTGCCCCTCCTGCTGCCGGAACTGTAACACTTCCTGGTTCTAAGGAAGAAAAGTCAAAGGAAGGTGGATTGGTTCATGCCGGTCGTTCTAATTCTTCTGATGGTGAGAAGACTGGTGAATTTGTGCTTCCTGGTCAAAAAAAAACTAATGAAGAATTAATTGATGAGGGGGTTAGAGATTATAGTGTTCATAAAACAGGTTCTCATGATGTAGAACATAAAGACAGTTCTGTAAAACAAACACAATTTGAAATTCATCATAAAGGTAAGAAAGTTGGTGAACTTGAACACGAAGATTATTTTGGAACTGTTCATGGACATCTACATGGAAAAGATTTACCTGATATAAGTGAATATGGCAGACATAATCATGAAGAAAGTGGAGTTCTTGGTCATTTACACAGTTTTTTAAGAAGTAAGACAGGTGCTAAATGGTCATCTAATCTTCATAAAAATATCAATACACAAAGTGAAAAGATTATGGCAAAGATGCGTAAGCAAACTGGTGGTCTTGTCGGAAAATCTAAGAAACCAACACTTTCTAGACAGAAGAATGAAGAAACAGAACTTGAAGAAGCTAAGAATTCTAATGTAGATTATGATTCTAAAAAAATGAAAAAGGATTCAAATCGTTATGCAAAAATTCTTGGAAAGACTCCTAAAGAAATGTATGGTGTTAAGAAGCCAGTTCTTCCTGCCAAGAAGTAATTAATAATGCTAACCTTCAAACAATACATTAAAGAATCAGTAGTATTGCCTGGAAGTGTTGAACACATGGCACATGAAGTGCATTCTGTTCATGTAGGTAATAAACCTTCCTCTATAGAGGATAGTAATCACTTTGAAACAAAGCACTATCATATTCATAGAGCAGGATATACAAACTACAATCCTAATACAAAGCCTGTAACAAATCATAAAGCAATTTATATTGTACATCACAAGTACAGCATGGCACAAAATTTAGCCGGTGATACTGCACATAAAACTCACAAATTTCATGTGAGTCATGATTCAAAGATGGGTAGTAAAGTCCATGTAGACCATGTTGGATCATTGAACAACGAAGAAGCTATTGTAGAATTGTCAAAGAAGACTCTTGGAAGTTATGTCAAGAAAGCTGCTGATGAAGTTTCTTTCCATTCATTCACGGCTGGTTCAGAATCTCCAAAGAAATCTGCACTCAAGCATGATGTAAAGGCATTCAAGCGTCAAGATGGTATTGGCAAGGCAGTAAATAAGCTTACCAAAGAAGAAGTCATTGATGAAGAAGATACAAGAACAGGTCGTGAACCACACAAAAAGAATTCTCAAAGATGTGTAGTTCCAAGATGTACTAAGTCATATAATCATGCTGGTGCATGTAAGAAAGAGAAGCCATTCCGTGATGCTGCCGTAACAGGTAAGGCTCGTGACTTCAAGAATGAAGAAACCATCATAGAAAAATACGAAGGTATGGAACATATGTCTGATGCTGCACATGAACTTGTGCTACATGCAGACAACCATGCACAACTTCATCATGGTTCTCACATGCCTATCATCAACAATCTTAAAAAGAAGATGAAGAAAGGTGTGTATGATTCTGAGAAGGCTAAAAAGCTTTGGGGATATCATGCTGACAGAGCCGCAATTGATTATCACAAACAGTATGGAGAAAAACATACACCTTGGCATAAAATGTTTTCAACAGCAGACAGAAAACAAGCTGCTGCTCACTGGGAAGCTCACCACAGGGATGAACTTCATGAGTCTGTGACTGAAGAAAACAAGCCAGTATTGCCTGGTAAGGAACCAGCACGTCCAGGCTACAACGCCGACGCTGTTAACAAGGCAATTGCTAGGAATCCAACCGGCAAGATTGGTAGGAAAGAGGCGCGTGCGATCCATCGTCTATTGAAGGGTCGTCACTAAAATAACTAATCAATGAAAACCCTTCACGAAATTAAAACTATTGGTTACGAACCACCAAGTAACATATTATCAGAAGCATCTACAAAGAATATGCCTATGATTTTGGTGTTGAAGCGTAAGGCTTTTCGTCAATTTCCTTCTGGACAGTTTGTGGCACTATATCACTCTGACAAATTAGATATAGATGTTTCTATTCCGTATTCTCCAA